TATTTTACAAATAGTGGAAGTGCAGCTGTTGAAACAGCCATTAAATTAACAGGTAAAGAGATTGCAGTTTGTGGTAAACATAGTTATCATGGCTCTACAATATTAAGTGCAAATGCCAGCGACCAAGATATTAATAAGTTTTGGGGCATACAAAACCCTATGAGTGTTCATAAGTTTGAAGATGTTGACGATTTGATTAGCATATGTAAAGGTCTTTACGATATGTCATTTGTAATTATAGAACCAGTCGTAGGTGCAGGTGGTGTATATGATTGGCCACCTGAAATATGGAAAGTATTAGAAGAGTATCAACAAAAAGGTGGTGTAGTAATATTAGATGAAACGGTAACTGGCTTTGGCAAACTAGGTACAATGTTTGCTTTTGAAAAAATTAATTTTAAACCTGATATGATTATATTAGGTAAAGGTATAACAAATGGTTACTTTCCTATGGGTGCATGTTTGATAAATGAAAGAATAGAAAAGTCAGTAAAAATGTTTAATCACGGATTTACTTATTCAGGACATCCTGTTGGTTGTGCAGCCGCTTTAGAAACATTAAAAGAGATTGATAAACTAGATTTAGAACATAAACGAATAAATGGTGTAACAAGACAATATGGTTGTATGGGTGCAATAGACTTTGAAACACCAAAACAATCATTGACATTTATAAAAAAGATGAGAGAAAGAGGTTATATATTAGAAGACGGTTCAGAAAATGTTTCTACTGCCGTATTCTGTTTACCTTTTATATTTAAAGAACATTTAGATTTTGAAGAGGCAATAAAAGAATGTATTTAGCAGCGTATCCTTTACAACTACCAGAAGTTAAAAGAGTCATCTCACATTATTATGATAAAATTTATGACCATAATAGTATTCTAAAAGATAGATTTGGTATTCAAGAAAGATTTATTGAAAACTTTGTACCTTGGATTAATAAAGGTCATATGAAGTTTACAGGTCTAAAAGATTTTAAATATGTTTATATTACAAATGGTGTTACAGACGCCATAACAACTGTTATGTTTGAACATGGTTTAAGACCTTTGATACAAGAGAATGAATATCCTGTTTACACAGCACAAGCAAAGGTATTGAGAGAGTCTAATATACCTTTAAAAAATAGAACAAAGTTTTTAAGTTTACCCTTTTACTATTCTGGTAAAGAACATGATACAACACAAGAAACATTAGAAGAAAATTCATTTATTGATTGTGCATGGGCAGGTGGTTCAGGTATTGAAAAAACCTATGATGTGAGTAAAGTTGGTTATGTTGCATTTAGTTTTAGTAAGATGTACTCTTTACAATATCATAGATTAGGCATTTTGTTCTCAAAAAAACCAGTAAAAACATTTGACATTTATAAAGAAAAAGCGTATGTTAATTTAGCGGCCGCTGACTTGGTAAATCAATTAATGTCATTTTCACCATCTTATTTCTACGATAAATATAAACACATATCAAAACGAATTTGTGAAAGATTAGAAGTAGAGGAAACCCCAAGTTTGTGGATAGGTATGAAAGACGGCGTAAAAGTGCCGCTGATAAACGAATGGGTAAATGAGAAAATTAAATAAAGATTTTTACGATATAGCAACGAATAATGATTGGATAGATTTATCTGATTTTTGGTCATGGCCTATAACTGATATCTTAAATGATGTCAAACTAATACCTGATAATTTATGGTCACAACCTTTTGATGGTGGTGATAAAGAAAAGGGTAAAGGTTATAATAATAAACAATCAAATATAAATTTACCAGGCACAGAAAAAAATTCTAAAAAAATACCTGCTAAAGGTTGGAAGAGTATCATGTTTTTAAATGATACAGGTTACAGCGATAATCAAATATTAACATTTGACGCAATGTATAAAAATCAATGGGAATATAAAAATAGATTAAAGTATGTAAATAATATTAGAACATGGACAGAGATGACAAAATTTAGTCCTAAACTAAAAACATTCTTTGAAGAAAAGATATTTCCTTATATTGGTGTCGCATATATTTTTGTAACACAATTAGAACCAGGTGGTATTATTACACAACACAATGATGTACCAGATGAGGCACGACCTTTAAAAGAAGACGGAAAACTTTTTGCTTATGATATGTGTAATGTATTTAATTTATGTTTAAATGATGTACCATATTGTCATTCAGTATTTAATAATAAAGTAATGCCTTCTTATGATGGTTGTTTGATGTGGACAAATACAGGTAAAGAACACTTTGTAGTAAATATGAATAAAGAACCACAATACAAAATTATATTTCAAGGTTTCTTTAAAAAACCATTTAGAGAAAAGGTTGTTAATGAGAAGAGTGAATATTTAAATGTTAACCAGTTACACTAGTAAGCCTGAAAACTTTAAATACTTGGACCAATACAAAAGTATTTTAAATAATATTGTAGATAAGAAAACAGATTATCTATGGAAAAATTATGTTGATTTCAAGTTTGAAGAACAAACAGCATTAACTGTAGGTTTAGAAGACGATAAGGTAAAGGTGATATCTAGTATTATAAACAAAGATATATGGCCAAAAGGTGTCTATAGACTTATGAATAGATATTATGTTGAAGAAGATTACAGAGATAAAGGTGGTACTAAATCTCATAGAGGAGAAGGATATCAGATAGCACATATTTTATTGAACGACCAAATAAAATATCTCAAAGACAATATAGATTACAGTTTCTATTTTCTTAGCAGACAGAAAAATAAAAAATTTTTAAGTTATTGGACAGATAAGTTCAATAGAGAGTATAATCAGAGTTTGAAGGTATCAGATAAAAGATACTGGATTTGTAATAGTACAGAGTTTAATTGCCATCAGGTCTTGGTATATGATGAGCAATATAAAATACCATTTATATCAGAAAAAAAGGATAAATAAGGATATGATTGACAATACACACCCTTTGGTAAAAGTTCCTAGTTCAGCAATTTACTTGTTAGAGTATTTTGATAGTCTAGGTTACAATGTTAGAATACATGAAGACTGGAATCATTTAAAAAATTTACTTGAAAGTCAAGAAGATTATCCATTTGATATGGACGCAGCTTTCACAACAGAATATATGCTTGAGTCAAATATTGCATTTGCAATATATCTTAAAAAAGGTGATAATATAGTCGCTACATATGCAGCTAAAGATTTACATCCAGGTGTAGTCAGAGAAGGATTAACAGACTTATATCCTAATTTGATTATGGAAAAATTACCTGATATCTTAAATTTAGATGATTTTCAATATTACTATAGTTCATGTCAATGGGTACATAGTGACCATTTAGGCAAAAAATTAGGCGTGTCATTAGATTTATTAAAGAAACACATTATATTTGATAGCATAGGAGGTGATGTGAATTATGCTATTCATAGAATTAATGATAGTATGAAATCTTATCATATTGATAAGTTACATTATTCAGATAGTGAAACATTTGCGAAACAGGATGAGTATGGTAGTGGATTAGGTGGTGCCGGTGGTGAGAAAGATAGAGAGTATAATATTGTATGGACAATCAAAGATTCATTCCAGACCAAAGTAGAAGATATAAAATCTACTTATAAATAATAATAGGAGATAATTATGAATACAGTAATGATTGATGGCAAAGAGTATGAGGTGTCTAAATTAAGTCCTGAATTACAGAATTACTTAACAGTAAGACAAGAAATTCAGTTATCAAAAATTAGACATAACTTGGAGCTTGAAAAAATTGATGTGTTAACAGCACATTATAACAAAAGAATTGCAGAATTAGTAAAAAAAGAAATACCAGAAGAGAAAAAGTAAATGGCAGCTATAGCTAACTTATCATTAGACCAAGGGACAACATTCACCTCGGATGTTACAGTCAAAGACGCAAACGGTAACCCTTTTGATTTGACAGGATATACAGCTTTAGCAAGAATGGCCAAGGGTTATTCATCTACAAGAACAAGAACAATAATCACATGTACAGTAGCCGCAGACGCAACTTCAGGTGTCGTATCAATGCAATTAACTGCCGACCAGACTTCACAACTAGAAGAAGGCAGATATGTATATGATTTAGAGATATTGCAGACTTCATCTAGTACAATTACTAGGGTTATTGAAGGCATTATTAATGTGAGACCACAGGTTTCTATCTAATTCAACTCTTTTTTGTTATAAATATAGATAAGGAGAGAAGTAATGCCAGATATTACAGCTAAGATTAATGTAAATACATCACAAGGTCCACAGCAAGTTAGTGTGGCACTACCCTCAGCTCAGGCTGCTCAAAATAGTTCTCTCCAATTAAAATTATTGGGAGATGTTGATACAACATCATTAGAGGATGGAGCAATATTACAATACAGGTCAAGCGACGCCAAGTTTGTTGCGAGAACAGAAATTGTTACAACAACAGGAACATTGACCTTAAACGCAGGAGCATTTTAGGAGTTTTAGATGGCTACAGTAATTCAGATAAAAAGAAGTTCAGGTACTACTGCCCCGAGTACGTTGAAACTTGGTGAAGTTGCTTATACTTATGGAACAGGAACACAAGGTAATCTAGGAGACAGATTATTTGTTGGTGAGGGCGGCGTTGACGGAAACGGTAACGCAAATAATATTTCAGTAATAGGCGGTCAATACTTTACAGACATGTTAGACCATGTCAAAGGAACCCTAACAGCAAATTCAGCTTTAACATCTGACGGTAACTTAGCGATTGACCAATTAATTGTTGGTAATAATGCAAGTGCTGGTGGTACTGTTAAATTAAACGAGGGCACAAACAACGGTACAAATTTCGTAGGACTAAAATCTCCTAACGCATTAGCAAATACAGTTACATTTACATTACCAGGCGGTGATGGTTCTGCTGGACAATTCTTAAAAACAGATGGTTCAGGTAATTTAGGTTTCTCAACTGTTAATCAGTTTATTGATTTAGCAGGTGATTCAGGAACAGACACTTACAATACGGCAGAAACTTTAACATTTGCCGGTGGTGCTGGTATGCAGGCAGTTATTACAGACAATACTGTAACTATTAACGCAACAGCATTAACAAATTCAAATTTATCAGGTAGTGCAGCTATCTCAAATGCTAATCTAGCAAATCCTACAACTACTTTAGGTAACTCTACATTAACATTAGGTGCAGCTACAACAGATATTGCAGGTTTAACTTCTCTAGTTGTTGATAGTATCACAATTAACGGTGCAACAGTTTCAACAAGTTCTGGTAATACAGACATTGTTATGTCTCCTCACGGAACAGGAACAGTTACAGTACCAAGTGGTTACGAAGACAGAGCAGGATTTACAACTAACTCATTAGCGA